CTTCTACCTAATGTAGGGATAATTACTTCATCTCCACCAGGAATATTTTTAACAGGAGTGGCTGCAAAGAAATGTCCTATTTCCTTTTCACCTTCTGATAAGTCACTATCTAATTGTTTATATTCGTATGTTCCAAATACATCACCAAAGTTTAATACTGTGTATTTGTTATTGGCTGCCTCATCATCCTCATCTCTAAATGTAATATATTTAGGTTGTTCGGATGCTGGGTGAACAATTTGGAATCGTTCTGTTCTATCTACTTTATCTGTCCAATCAATCTCATCACCAGCATTTATCCAATCTTGGTATGGTTCTATTGTCAATACTTTTTTATCAAGAAGTGTTGGTTCAATAATCAAATTGAATTTCTGAACCAATCCTAACATAAAATCTAATGCGGATGATTCTATTGGGAATTGTAATGCTGCGTTTACATTACCACCTCCAACTGCTGCTGCAGGACCAATACCCTTAAAGAAACATAAGTTACTACCAGGTGTTCCTGTTCCACCATCTAAATAAACTACCTCAGTAGTTCCTGATGTAATATATTCTAATTCAATGTGAACCTTTTTATTTGTAGTTAGGTAAACATTAGGGAAGGGACAATATATTGTTGATGTGTAAGGTGGATCAATGAATGTTCTACTTCTAATTGTTTGGGAAGTAGCACTATCAACTAATCTTACAATAAATCTTGGAGCATTGCCTTGATTATAGTTAAATACTGAATAACTAAATTGGACACTAAAATCATAATAACCATTAGCATACGCTGTATATTCATCATTTACTAAATCATAACGATTGTAATTATCGTATATTTCATCGTGATAATTTACTTGATATGGAGTATTAGCTGGGAAGTTCTGAATTGAAGTAGCAAATACCCAAAAACTACCACTATCAGTAGTATCTGTAGTTACACCTAATCCTTCATTATCTGTAGGTAAAACGTATAGATTATTGAAGTAATCACTATCCATAAAGGATGAAGTGTATTTGTATTGTAAATCATCAAAGATAGCATCTACAATTGCTTTAACCCTAATAGCAGGTCTAAATTGTTGGATACGTAATGGGTATGCTTTGTTATCAAATGTTCTTGATGTAGAATCTGATGCTCCTAAAGCATAGTTAGGTAAAATAGTATCACCATCTGGAATACCATAATTTACTAATGGATAAACAATATCACCACCAAATAAGTTATCATTCCACGATGCTGAAATATTAGCATATGTGTATGCGTGATTGTAGGCATCTAAGTCTACATCACGCATTAGGAAATTCTCTAATTGGAATTTCAAATCAACAGATTCGTTTACAACGTTTACTTGGTATGTAGTATATCCTTTTTGGTCAGTAATAACATTGGTAATGTATAATTTACCTGTAAATACTTCACCACCATCATTTAATACTTGACAATCAATCGATTTTTGGAATGCTACGTTTGGTGTAGCACCTAAATCAAACAAATTACCAAAGAACCTATTGTTAGTATCAGTTCCTGGTAATGAGAATGTTTGTGATGAAATGCCAAATATCCCACCTATTTCACCATTTTCAACAGCAGATATTTCTAATAATATCGCCTGATCTGCTTCTAATACATCTAAGTCCTGAACTATAGAACCCGATGTAATAATAGTGTTATTGTTAGGATATGCTGCGCGTAGTGTTACCATTATTCTCTTGGTCTAAGTTGATTAGCAGGGCTAAATTCAATTTGATATTGGAAGTTCTTCTGTGTTCTTGGGTTTGTTTTTTCAACTACATTAGCTGTGCTAATTACTACAGGTAACATCTCTGTTCCTTCCTGTATATACACATTTGCACTAAAGAATAGTTCACGAAGCCAATCCGCCTCCGTTTGGGTAAGCCAATTGGAATTCGCGGTTTTTACTTGTTTTAACGCATTATAATATTGTCTTGACCCACGACGCGATTTATCATAAATAGGGCCGTTATCCGCAGTAGAAAAGTTTACAAATGATTGTTCATATGATTGACGTTCAATATTAAATACTGAATCACTTTGTAGAGTGAATGTGTAATAATCCCAAACACCAAATTCATTTTTCCAAGCAAATCTAACTCCATTGTAAACACAATCACCTGTTGATTTATTGAATCTTAGAGTTGCCCAAACACCATCGGTATTTTCTAAACCATCATCACCTTGTCCTGTAACTACTACTTTATATGATGCCCAAGTAGCTGGGATAGAAATACCAGCATCCTCTAAGTTTTGTGGACCTACACCAATGTGAACTAATCGTGTAGAAGCATCTTGTGAATCATAGGCACCACCATCACCCCATAAAGTATTTGATAATGTCCTTGGACCACCTCCATTTGTTGTAATATTGGTAAAATCATTTGTTTGAATACTACTACCAGCAGCATTATACCACGTTATTTGAACGTAGAATATATCTTGTGCTTGTGTGCTACTTGGTGGAGAGTCAAAGTTACCATTGTAATAACTAATAGTAAAATAATCACCATCATTGACTGATTGCGTCAGGGGTGCATTTGTCAATGTATGTTGATAACTAAATGAATTGTATATACTCGCATCCTCCATAGCAAAATAAGATGCTGAATTAAAATTCCAATTTACAGCAGCATATGGATCTACTAAACCATCTGTTAGTGTATAGAATGAAGAACCTGTAACAGCTGGATTACCAGCAGGTCCATATCCTGTATATAATAAAACAGATGATGATAATGATGTTCCATACTCTTCACCAAACTTGATTACAAAGTCCTTATTAGCAAGAGACGATGTAGCAAACTTTTGTGTTTTCCATACATTGTCACTTTCAATATATGATGAAAGTATTTGACCAATGTTAAAAACACCCTTAGCATTGGGGTTTGGTTGTTGTTTTATACGCTGGATTAGTGTTGATGAACCACTTTCATAAATGTCTAATACAAACTGGTATTGTGGTTGACTTGATACTGTAGAAACAACAGTAAATAGCACATCGCTATTTGCCATTCCAGGTGATGTAGGTTCTTGTTGTATTGCTATCGCCATTTTATCCTAATGTTGAATAATTTTGTTCTATATAATTTTCTACATCCATAGCAAAAGCATTACCTATATTATTTGTATTTGACATAAATACTTGATTTAAGGATATTTCTATGAATGGTTTTGGTTTTTTGAATCGTTGTCCTTTCTTAGCAATGTTTCTTGCTATAGCCCAAGCGAATTGTTCTGTTGTGAATTTACCTGGGACATTGATTCGTTTTTGTCTAATCCAATCAGCAATTGCTCTAACAGGTGGCATTTTACCTGCTCCACGTTCAGCTCCATCATCAACCCATTTACCATATGTTTCCATAGTAATAGGTAAAACAAAGAAGTTATTAGTATCCTGAAGAGATTGTGGAGTTATACTACGTGCTAAATTACCAGTTACAACAGAATTATTATCATATAATCTATCAACCATTTCCCCCTTAACGAGATTACCGATATCAGTTAACTCGAGTTCTAAGTTAGGGTATTGGATTGGTTGTATCATTATGGTAACTTAGGATAAGTGCAATAATTGTAAATACCTGCTTCTTGGAATGTAATTTGTGAAACCCAACCATAAACTCTATCATTGAATGCCTCGTTTACAGGGGTTAATGTGTTCATCTGGATTGTCATCCAGTTAGTATTGTTTACAGGACCATAATTCAAATATGATAATACATCATAAACATATTGTTCTGTTCTTGATTTTACTTGTAATGGTGAATCATCGCTCAATTTAGGAACATCAAGTGAATACAATTCAAATACTAATGTTCTTAGATTTGTTGTAATACCTGGTGATACTAATGGACGTAAAAATACGAATGGATATCTAATATTCTGGGAGTTAGAATCTAAGTAATCAATAGCACCCTCAGCAAACGATTGAATGGCAATATGCTCATTACATGCTTGCTGGAAATAACCAACTACTTGTTCGTATGTGTGAATTGTAGTGTTCATTACTTATTCTTTTCTACTAATGCTTCTACATATGATCTATGCACCATATGTTGGTTACAGATTAGATTTATATTACGACCATTCTTCATATCATTTAGAATCATTTTATCTTGTTTAGATAACGGTGATACAGAAGTTACCTTGGTTGCCTTTACTTTCTTATATTCTTCTTTTGCTTCCATATTTTGATTACCAATTTTACCTAACTGGTCTGTATTGTCGTTCGAGTAGTTTTCGTCGTTGTTCATCTCTATTATTTTTATCTTGTTCGTATGCTAAATAGTTTAATACAAATACAAAGTTTAATTCAGGGATACTTGTGTCTCCTGTGATTGAAAGTATGGATGTTGAAGCGAGGTAATGAATTGTCGCAAACCAACCCCAATGTTCATTGAACCCATCTGTTGGGTCATCTCCTTCATCTTCATCGTCTGTTCTTTGGGGGGCAGAGAAGAGAGATTCGAACCGAGTAAGGAGGTGTTTGCGAGAACTAAAAAAAAACTCAATGCGCCTAATCCCATTACAGCTGGTAATACACCTAATTTCTCAGCTTGTTCAACTCGTTTACTACTATCATATTTTTCTAATTCATAATACTTGAATAGGTTTTCAGCATCACCCATCTTTACCTTAAATGTGTTCTTAAATGCCCATTTGATACCATCGAATTTATGTTTTACGATTGGACGATATAAAATAGCCATTATTTGTTCGAGGTTTTCATGCGGATTTTTTGATAGTCTCTCTAAGTCCACATACTCGCCCAATGTCATTTTAGATACGCTACTAAACCCGTATAATTGTCCATCCAATTCAAATACAGGATAGAACTGAGGGTTCAAATCACTGAACGTATCTAATATTTTAGCATATACACTTTGTATAGATGCTGGTGTCCATTCCATAATTTCATCTTGTGATTTATCACTTAGAACTGAAATCATATGAATCATTTTTTCACTATCACTCAAATGCTCAAGTGAATTAAACTGCTTCCATTGTTTAATAGATAAGTAGTCTGGTATATTTAGTTTAATTTCCATATCGATAAATATTGTGTATGTATAAAATCTCCTCGATAAGATAAGGAAGCCCGCTTACGCGGGCAACCTATTCTAAGTAGGACAAAGGTGAAGGAAACCTACTTAGCTAAATTAAAGTGTGTTATTAGATAATGGGTTGTCTTTATCATCCCAAGGCATAGGGTTATAATATCCACCTGGTTCTAAATCTTCTGGGGAGATGATTACAATATTGAATGATTTATCTTCAGGGATATATTCACTATCATAATACCAATATTCAACATTTATACCATATTCTTTTTTGAATAATTCATTTTTCTTAGTATTACGAGAAATATAGTTAGTATTATTATTTTTTCTACTATGAATAGATTTTAATTGAATACCTCCCTTTTCATATTCATTTGTTCCATCAAGTGGCCAAGTTGACTTATATACAACATCTACAGCATATTTTAAGTCAATATCCTTAGGTGTCTTATGAACTGTAAGTTGGTAACGCCTATCTAAGGTATGCATCAACATTTCTTCAGCTAAATACCCTTGAAATGTATTGTAAAATACAGCTATAAATGCTACGTGTAATCCCTCTATTGGTCCAAAATTACCCTTATCTATAATTTCTTCTACTACAGCATAAAATGCTTGTGCGTATTCAGGAACTGAAGTATACTCTTCGTATAATTCCTCTAAGTTAGATGGATTAGAAAACTCACAAAATTCTATCAAATACCCTAATTTTTTAGGGGATGAATTTTCTAAGGTATCCCAATTTTGGGCAATCCACCTACCATACTCCTTTTTGATATCACCTAATTGTTGATAATTTATTTCCATATTTTATATTTTATTATACGTATTGGGTATAATATCAAAGATGTAGGTTTATCCCCTATTTTCTAATTTCTTTTCTATAATCTTAGCTGTTTCATAGGTACCATAATTAGCATATTCGTAGAATGCCATTGCAATACCAATCACTTGGGTAATACTATAGTCCTTACCAGCTGAATAATCTACAGCTGCCTTCATCATTGATTGACGAACAATTGATTCGTGTGTGTTGTTGTTCATTTGTGACATTTTTTATTTGGGTAAATATACAAACTAAGAACTACTAATCCAACGAGTATTACCTCTCCTATACCAATTCCTATCATTTGTCCTCTTCAATAATAACATTAAACGAACCCATAATACAGAAACTGGTTTGGTTGTCCATATAATTGATTTCTACACCTTCACTACCGAAGCGTGTTTGTGGGCGTGATGACGAGATGAATGTTCTAATTACATCTCCTTTGGTTGATACTAATTGTGTCTTAAACATAACTTTTATTTATTTAATTCTGTTTTTAACATTTCTAATACTTTCATTTTTTCACCAATCATCTTATACATTACACTATTAGTATGTTCATCATTGTGGAAAAACTCTCTACTACCATCTGTTACTTTATTTAACATATCTTCTAAATCAAAATCAAATGATGGTTTTTCGATTGGTTCTAAATGGTATTGGGCATACCTTAACTCTTCATTAACAACAACACCATACAAACAAAATAAATCTATGTTTCCTAATAGGTTTGTATAGTTAATTGTTTCCTTCATTTTACGAAGTGTAAGTGGTTTGTTAGTATATTTACTTAACTCCTCTCTAACCACAGAATAAAAATATGATTTATCATAACCAATGTGTTCTATTTTACGTTCTCCATAGTTAGTAATCATATTATAAAACTTACCATTACGTAAAACATTTGCCATTGCCTTAACAGCTATCTGCTGGGCTACTTCTTTATTATAACGTTTACCAGCTTGTGTTCTATGTTCAACACGATTTTTGGTTCGAACATCACCTTTCACTTCACCAACAACTTCTAACATTGAAGGGTGGATACGTAACATTTCACCACTTTTAGTTGATTTACAGATAACATAACGTTTTTGATTGTAGTTATCTTGAACAATAAACTCTAATCCAAACTTTTTTTCGTTTTTTGGACTTAACTTAACTGCTTTAACCTTTTGATTAGGTTTGAAATCACTTACTTTTGTCATAACTTTTATTTTTTGTCCCTCGTTGTTTTTATTTTTTCGAACACGTGAATATACGAAAGGAGGGTTGGGTAACCAACCCCCCTCGCATTTATTTTTGTGATTCCTTATATTTTCTGTATTCTACCATTTCATTGATTTCATCAATCTTTTTTTCCCAATCCATTTTTTCAATCATGGCATCAAACATATGTTTGTGGTGTTTACCACTTATCATTGTTTTTGTTGTAGTGTCATATACTACATAAGCTGAAACTACTTCACTATTGGATTTTCTACGAAGGTATACTTCCTTAGTATCCAACTTCATGTTTTTGATTGTTTCGATTTTTTCTACTTTTGTCATAACTTTTATTTTTCCTCTGTTTTTATTATACGTGAATATACGAAATTAGGCTTGGGTAGCCAAATGTTTTTTGGTTTCTTTTGATAATGGTAATATTCCTTTTTTAATCAATTGGTTTAATTTTTCTATACCAAATTGATTTTGAAACTCTCTTAAATCTTTTTCTACGAGTTTGTTAAATTCTACTTGTGTCATATTTAAGAGATTTTTTCGTATTTGCTTAGAGGAGTATTTTTACAATACTCTTGAAGTCGTGGATTTGAATCAAACACATCAAAAATATATTCTACATACTCTTTAGATACAATACCTTCTGCTATACCATTTGCTTGAAGAGTTGTAAACAGAACAAATGCTTCTCTTTGTTCAGCATCATCCATTTGATTGGTTTTTTTACCTAAGAAATACTCGTTTGCAAGTAAATCTAATACTTTTTTTTCATCTTTTTTCATTTCCTTCATTGTTAATAACCTTTATTTCTTATGGGGTAAATATACGAACAAGAGGTTAGGCAACCAACCATTTGTTGTAATCTTCTTCATCTGGAGTGAATCCAAATAACTGCTTACTAATGTAGAAAAAGTCACTATAACCTACTTCTTCATAACCTACCTCACTAATGTGAGCATCTAATTCGATGAACATTTCTTTTGTCATTGCCATTTTTCCTTCGTTGTTTTTATTTTTATTATACGTGAATATACGAAAGGAGGGTTGGGGAAAAAAACCCTCTCGTATTTGTTTTGTTATCCTAATTGTGTTAATACTGACTGAATACGATTAAATGTTGTCTCATCAATCAAATACCAAGACACACTACGTTTTGAATCAGCAAGAATAACACGGTAATCGTTTAACTCGTTATCACCCACAGCTAAACCAATTGGCATTTTGTTGATTAAAATATTAGGATTAACTACCTGTTTGATTACTGAAGGAGTATTGAATAATGTTGTTCCCTCTACTTTTTTGATATTTACCTTTAACTTTAACATAACTTTCATTTTTTGTCCCTCGTTGTTTTTATTTTTCATATATCCAAATATACAAACAATTCCTCAGGTAACCAAATAAGGACAGAGAGAGGGTTGGGAAATGTCACAAACCCAACCCTCACAGTAGAGGAACATATATAAAAAAAAACAAACAATGGCGCTATGGAAATAACCTCTACTGCCTACCTATACATATTTGGTTTTACACCTCCACCCACGTATATCTTACTTTTACTGAATGCTATTTTGGTTCTCGCCTCATTTGCTAACATTAAACTTATAACACAATCATCATAAAATCCACTTGGCGCATTGAATGTCATTGTACCATTAGGTGATATGCGGTAGGAATACGCGGATAGTTCTTGGTATAATTGTGGGAAGAATTGTTTTGACGGAAGCATCAATGAACCATTTTGAATGTCGTAAATCAACGTTCTAATACCCTCGGTTTTGTTGGTATTGTTAGTAGTCCAATCCCTTAGCTTTCTAACTTCCGAATTGAGCACTTCAAATACGGGTAACCCAGGTCCGTTAATTTCGCAGTAACCTCCTGTAATTTGATATCGTTTAAGTATTGTTGTAAAGCGTTTTGCGACCTCATTATAAGATGAACCATTGATTCGCTCAATATATGATACTCTACCTGATTCGTCAATAATGGTGCATACGCTATAATCGTGCTGCAGGCCGAGGTCAATTCCTGCAAAATATCTTCTCGACTGTGTTGGTTCGTCCCATCCATCTAATATACATACACTTTCTACCCCTGTGAATACATCATTACCTGATTCACTAAATTCAGCTAAGTATTCTTGCTTGAATATCTCAGGTGGTAGTGACTTACGTTGTTCATCTATAAATTGTTGGGAAATATGCGGGTTATCCGTGGATACACCACGAAACGAGATATAATCACTACCTGCGTCGTTTCCCTTTAGATATGTGTTATAAAACCAATTTTTTGACTTTGGAGTAGAAATGATAAGACATTTTTTACCTAACGCTGATAATGTTGGGAATATAGCTTCTTGCATTGCTATTTCCTTTATAAATGCTGCTTCGTCTACCACCATATGGCTGAAGCTAAAACCTCTAATTGAATCATAACGTTCAGCTGATAGGAATTGTAATGTGCTACCATTTACAAACTCCATTGTCAAATCCGCCTTATTACTATGTGTAATAATCTCGTGAGCGGCGTTACTTAGTTCTTGAAATACTTTTTTTGATTGATTATAAATTGGGGATATCCAAGCACCCTTTTGTTTAGGTGATTTTAGTAACCAATATAACATCAGGTTTTGAGCTAATAGTGATTTTCCAAACTGACGTCCTGTTGCCACGACTCCAAACTTATGATCACTATCAGCAAAACCATCAATAATTTTACGTTGCCCGAAATGGGGAGTAAATAGGGTTACTTTCATTTATAGTTTTCCTCGTAGAATTGCTTGTATTCACCTGTGAATGATAATAATTCATCATCTACAGCTTCATCCTCTAACCATTGGTAAGCCATCCATTCTGATAAACAATCATAGTCCTCTAATGATAGGAGATACTTATACCATTTTTTAGGGTCTTGACTATATGATGGGATTTTTCCATCGCGTAATAGTTTTACGTGGTAATCCCAATTTTCATAAATAATGATTTTACCCCAACTTTTATCACCTCCATTTTCAACGTAGGATTCGAGGTATTTGTCTAAATCATCCTGTAATAATAGGATTGCTTCCTCTCTATTTAGCTCAATTGTGTAATTTTCCATACTATATTATTTTGGATAAATGTATAAAAAATTGATTGGGGAATCACGTTTGCTCATCTCCGGGGTCATTGCCCCAATTCAGTTCAATATTACCTTGTATTTTTGCTTCTATTTTTTCAATATCGTTACCTGTATACTTTACGATTTGATCTACAGCACGTGAACGGATTTTCTCATTTTCACTACCTAATAAGCTAAATAGCTCGTCCATAGCTGGATCTAACATTTTATTTAGTTTAGCACGCCAGCCCTCCTCATATTTCTCCTTTGCACCAATCCAATATTGAATGTATTGTTGTTCAGATTTGTCATTATAGTTTTCGTGACAATATCTTACCCATTGTTTTTGTTGGATAGGGGGGTCTGCCTTGTATCTTAGTTCAAAGCATTTATTGATTCTTTCGTCTACTTCTGTATGTGTTAGCTTTTGTCCTGCCATAAGTGAATGTTTAGTGTACATCCATATATATTAGTCCTCCAAAATCTTTTTCATTTCATCGATTTTCCACTGTAGCATCTTGATTTTGTGTTTTGCCTCTCCTAATTGTGATGACAAGTCCCAAATAATTTGTTCGTGGTTTGTAGATGTTTTTTCCTTCTGTAATTCCTCGTGTGATGGAGGATTACCACCATCGTAGTGGTATGATGATTCGTCTTTTTTGAATACAATTCCCATATTATTGTTTTTTTAGTATAGTTAGTCCGTTGTTATTTGTTTTGCGAATATCGATTTTCCATTCTGGATGTTCATTCATAAATTCTTCAATTGCTCTCCATAATCCATCATGTCCAGCAGTTTCACCTCTTGTTTCAAATGTAGTTGTATCATGAAATCCTATATACGTAGATACTTTATCATGGTGTCTATCTAACTCAGCCTTACATTGTTCATATACGTGCCAAGTATCAATGAATAAGAAATCAGTTGGTTCGATTGTGATTTGTCTTGTATCACCAAGCTGGAATGTAAAATCAATATTTGCCTCGTCAGCATATTGTTTAGCTAACTTTAGATTATCACTACCACCCCATCTATCAGGATGTTGAATATCAATACTAACTAATGTAGTAGGTTTACCTGCTAAGAATGCGAATGTAGATACTACACTACGTACACCCATTTCAGTAACGTGTTTTACTTTTTCTGTATATTGTTTTAGTACAGGTAAATGTTCATTGATGTCACTTGCTTTACTACATAATGAACTAAAGTGTTGTTCTTGTGTCATTTTTTGTTTTTATTTAGATTAGGTTGTAGTTCCTGAATCCAATGTGTTTCGCGTTCAAATATCATCTCCTTATCACACGTTTCTAATACATCAAAGCTAAATGCTTCCCATCCTAACTCGTTTATCAATTTAGATAGGTTATGTTGTTTACCTCTACCTACGTTTCTCGCATGTTTATAGCGTCTATTACGCAGGTTAGATGAACAACCGACATACTTATCATCTGTCAAGAGACACTCGATTATATACACTCCAGCAACAGGAGGTATCTTTTTAGTTTTATGATTACCAGGGTATCTATCTGGGTTTTCTTTATAGTATCGTTTCATATAGTAATAATGTGCTACTGGATCTTTCTCAATATGCTCCTGTGCTCGTTTATAGCTACAATCCCTACAATACGATTTTAGAATACCATTTTGTTTATCGCTGTAATGGAAATCCTCTAATGGACGTTCCACACCACAATCTTTACATTCTTTACTTGTTGACATTTTTTTTATCTTTGTTATATTTACTTATATTTTCATCGTAAACATCATCCAATGGAAGATTATTATATAATCTATGTTCTATTTCCTCCTGTGAAAGTAATGAATGTTTACTTTTACTCCAAGTTTTAGTGTAAAAAAATCTATTTAGTACACCACTCTTTGACTTATAATTTGATTTTAATGTGCCTTTAGCCATTCGCTATTGTTTCTATTTCTGTTTTATATTGTTCAAATAACGATTTAGCTATTTGTGCTTGTGTTTTATACTGACAACCACACGTTGGATTACTACTATTAGTACCTCTCATTAAGTTGATTGCTTTAGTAAACATTGAAATTGTACTTTGGTTGATTATTCCTCCCATCTTAGGCTGGTAGGTATTCAATAACCATAATGCATCTGTTTTACTCAACTCTGCTAACATAATTTATCATCCATTTAATTCCTAACGCTAACATACTCGCTATAATAGCATCAATCAAATTCCATGTATATACTAATGTGATTATAAATGCCTGACATTTGGCGCATGTTAGAAATAATGATGCCTTTACTGCCCAAAACATTCTCCATTTGATACATAGTTGTATATACTTATCTACAATCCATTCTGTAATTATATTCAGTGGTGTATAATACCCTGTAGCAAATACACTAAATAGGGCTATCGATACTATTGTTTCAGTTATCATCATCGTTATCAAATGCTAATGTCCATAAAATATACTCATACGCGTAATTCTCGTCAATAAAACGTTTCATGCGTTCACATTCTGTATTATCCATTTTTTAGTTCTTCTAAGTAACTTCTTACCTCCCTACGGATGTTATTTTTTCTATTTTGTTCACGTCTGTAGCTATTCTGTGCTACGTTATCCATTTGTTCTTCTAACTCCTTTACTTTCCTCTGTAGTTCCTCTACTTCGATTTGGATTAGCCCACACGGTTTGGTGTTAGTAAATTGTTTTTTTCGCGTGAATAAACGTTTTATACGCGCTAACATAGCAGGTGCATAATGTGTCATAACTGACGAACCTAACGCCGTTATAACGAGTAAAAATAAATAATAAATCTCCTTCATATTCTCTGGGTTTTAGTTTAACATTCCTTACAATTCTCTCTAATAGTATCCATTGCCTTATTCAAGTCCCTAATTAGGTGGGTTTTACTGATATTATAATGTTTATACATTTCATCTAATGTCCAATTCTCCATCCAATACCTATTCATTAGTGTCTTTTGGTACCAATGTAAATTATCCATTTCACGCTGGAAACAATCCCACAAATCATCACCTGAGTATGGTTCGTATATTTGTTCTAATATACCCTTACCACTAAATGACTCATCACCATTATGAACGAAATTCTCTCGTGATTGGAACTTCTCCTTACGATGGGTGCGATAGAAAGGAGAGGTGGATGATTTGAGCTGGAGTGCACACCCTCGTAACACATACCATCTCAACTTATCATCATCAATCATTTGGGTTATTTTATCCTCATTCATGTTATAGAGGTCGAGGATGATATGGTGGAGGAGATCTGTAGCATATTCACTCATCATATCCTTAGCAATATTTCGTTTCACCTCACCCAGCATCCACCCATACCATTTATTCACATATTCATTTAATTTATTTTGTATCATAATCTTATCTTTTCATCCCCCCATATCTCAGGAAAATTCAAATATTAAAGTGTAAAACTGAGCATAATAGTGTTTGACCTGATCCAACCAACGTCCATCTTGCTTACGGTTTTGGAAGTGTTACACTCGTGTGCCTATTATCGATAATAACTATTATATAAAATTGTCAAAATCGATTTTTTGATATGACGTTTTTATAACGCCTATAATATAATAAATAAAAATAGGGGAATCACGTTTAAGTGTTCCCCTTTTAGAAAATATATAAAATATTAGTATTTGTATCTAATAATAAGGGTTCCAGAGCCACCTTTACCTCCTGTAGCACTAACAGTATCACTATTGGCGCCACCTCCTCCGCCTGCTCCTAAACCATTAGTTCCAGGTTGAGCAGCTGTAATAGCATCAGCGCCATTGCCTCCGCCTCCTGTACCACCAATACTTCTACCACCACCGCCACCTCCGGCATAGGTGATTCCATTTAACCAAGTATATCCATCACCTCCTTGTCCTTGACCATCGGTATTACCAGCTTCACCAGCACCACCTCCACCTCCACTATAAGGAGATGTTAAATTAGAACCATTACCTCCATTACTTCCTGTTGGTCCAGTAGCAGTACCTCCATTAGAAATGTTTGTAAAATCACTAAAACCACCACCTCCAGAACCTCCGTTATTTCCAGGAACACCATTTTGTGATGAACCAGCACCGCCCCCAAAAACTGTATATCCAAATGCTGTAGTATTATCTCCATTATAGGCTGGTGAACTACTAAATCCTCCATCACCTCCATCACCTACAGTAATAGGGTAAGTACCATCACTAATAGATTGGCTGGTTAATACTAATATACCTCCAGCACCTCCACCTCCAGCACGAGATTGAGCTGTTTGATTACTACCTTTACCACCACCACCACCTCCTGCTACGAGGAGAATATCAAACTGAAAGTTATTGGTTTTAGAGAATGTAACATCAGATGAGCCTGATGGAAATGTGTAATATAAATAGCCATCTGCTTCGGTTACAGATGCACTTGGAGATGAAACAATATCATACCCAAATACAAGTTTATTACCTACGTATGCTTTTCTTCCAACATACATTTCACCTATTTGATTTGTACCTACGTAAGTTGCCATGTATTTTTACTTTTTAGTTACGCGTGATTTATCGCGAGTCATCCACCAATCATATAATCTACTGAGATTTAGAAGTACGCCAGTAAATACGAGAAAAAACGTGATTACATTTGTCCAATCCATCAATACAGCACCTAACGCTGTGATGGTTGTAAAGTTTGCTAATGTGTCTTTTATTGGTTCCATATTAGTAGGTATTTCTTGATAATGATGTTTGTAATGTATTCACTAATGTTGTAAATGTTCCAGCGTCAGCGTCTGTCAAACCATCACCAATAGACATAAATGTGTATGTTGCTGTACAATATTCAGTTTGGTTTGTACCTCCGAATCCCTTAGCATTCAATACTAAATCACCATCAGCTGGGGAATACCATTGGTTAGTCTTTGTTGTATTGATAACCTTACTACCATTTCTCCAACCATTTTGTTGGTTAGTTCCATTAGAGTTTGCTATATAGAAACCTTGGTTTGATGGTGCTGTATATGGGGAATATGATGTTCCATCAAATAAAGCATAGAAGTCTGTATTACCATATCCAATAATCATTCCTGTTTCTTGAACAGCTAAGTTATATTGGGTGTCTGTAGAGGTATCTGTTTGATATAGCGAGAAGTGTGTATCACCTAAAGTCAAATCATTCCATGGGATAATGCCTGTTCTCGCATAGCCACCAGAACCCCCACTTATTCTAATATTACCACTACCAGCAGCATTAGAGTGTGTCCAAGCATTACCTGTAGTGGCAAATCCTAAGTTATATCCTGTTGTAGGGTTTTTACCATCTAATGCGTGTGATGCTTCTACACCACCCATAAACAACCAAAATCCCTTCATTTGGGTATATAACCCATTTGATTTCATATCAACATAGAATGTATTGATAGAATTTTTTTCTGCGATTGATAATGTGCCTCCTTGGTTAGCTACTTCTGTAAAGTAATTTTGGGCATCTATATCATACGTAGGAGAAGGTGCACTTGGCCCCATAAATCCAAATGGACTGAACATAGTTTACCAGATAACTGTTACACCTACTATAGTAGCCATTACGTTGATGATATAGTTATCATCTTCGCCCCACATTGATAGTAATGTTTCATCAACAACATCTTGTCCACTATACAATGTCTGTCCATCAGCTGATGTTAGAGTATATGAAAACGGCATTGATGTTTCAAATGGAACATACGAGGTTAGGAAACCAATAGTTGTAGCTGTTCCTGTTGTAAATCCAGTTCCTACAGTTACAGGCTGGATATTATATAAGTTATTTGTCATTTTATTTATATTTTAGCTAAAGTTTTTCAATCCTGTTGCTTGTAATGTTGTTCCGTCAAATGAAATAAATGTCATTACATCTACTTCTCCAGCACCTGTTGATACTGCGAATGCTGTTCCACCCTCAAACTCTACAGCTGCACTAAATGCGATTGTAGATGGAGTAGCGTTTTGTGTTATTTTCACATTGATTGTTTGTCCTGCCTGAATATTAGTAGGTGTCAATGTTGTTGAACCTCCAGCTGGCATTGTCAATGTAAAGAAGTTACCTAATGAACAATCCATTGTAGTTGTTCCTGCTGCATCAGCTAATGTATAAACACCTGCTGTTACTGAACCACTAATAGTTAGGTTTGGAACTACTACTTCATTGTCTTTACTTGTAGATAACGCACTACCTCCTATGATTACACTATTGTTGTGACTATCAATAGTAGATGCGTTAGATGCGATAATATACGCGTTATTACTACCTGAAATATAGTTTAGGGCACCACCAATAACACCTTGGAGTGAACCACTATCTGTTTGTGAACCACTCGAGTTTAGTATTGTATTCCAAGATGTAAATGCACCTCCTGATATTGTTGTAGCACCGATTTGGTTGTCATAACCACCAATAATAATAGGTGTTCCGTTAGCACCGCTGTTAGATGTCCCTGTGCCTGTTCTACCAATTCTATTACTTCGTCCACCAATAATACCTCCATATATTTCACGAGGATATCCGTTTGCAGCATCACCACCACCCCCACTAAAGTTTCGTATTGCATTTGATGAACCACCTAATATGAATGTGTTTTGAACTCCATTAGCCGAGATATTGTTGCTACCTCCACCTAATATAACAACACCAGCGTCATTACCACCATTGAATATATTAGAACTTCCAGCAAAAATGCCAGAATAGGTTCCTCCATTCATATTATTTCCATTACCAGCTAATACAACGTTATAGTTTCCACTGATTTGGTTACTTTGTCCACCACCAATAAAATGGTTATTACCACTACTAACAATGTTACTCGTACCACCACCAATAAAATTGAATCCACCACCTAATGTATTACCCTGTCCACCAGCAATAGCACCTTTAGCTGAACTATTGGTAGATGAACCAGCACCTATAATAGCACCTCCATAACCACCAGATAATACGTTGTTTTCACCTGCTACAATACCACCGAATCTATAGTTGTTGATTTGGTTATTATATCCAGCAGCAACAATAGAATCACGTGATTCAACTGTTCCTACGATATCGTTTTGTTGTCCACCAATAATAGCTGCGTTGTATGTGTTAGCATTTGTGTTTGTAATATCGTTGTTTTCACCACCAATAACAACACTTCTAACAGCATTAGATACTATTGAACTACCTGTACCTGCTAAAATAGCTGACATTTGGGAGTTTACAATGTTATTTTCACCACCTAAAACAACACTACTATTACCAAGTGTTTGGTTAGATTGTCCAGCAAATAATCCAGCGAATGTAGCACTAATAGTTCCACCATTAGAACCCATAATAACTGAACCATATGATGGAGAATTGATTGTGTTATTTTCTCCGTGAACAAATCCACCATTAGCTGAACCATTATTGTTTCCTGTACCAAAAATAGTATTGGTATTACCTGCTGGTTTGTTTAATGTGTTTCCGTGTCCAACTTCTAATCCTGCAAATTCATTGTATGAATCACTATTAACGTGGATATAACCACCTTTTAATGAAATATTAGCAGCTGTTGAACCAACATTAGTTACAGCGAGTGAACCACTGATTTCAGCTGAACCTGTATATGGGAATGGACTTACACCACCCTCTAAATATGATGCTGTAAGAGCGTATGAAGCTGATGTTGCTGTAGAGGCATTACCTAATAGTCCTGCTGATGCTGTAATAGCACCTAACAAATCAATACTACCTGTAGCAGTACTTCCTGCATCTAATACTTCTTGTAAAGGAATTGCTCCCACTACACTTGAACCTGAAATAACATATAATGTATTACTATCAGGGGTAGGTAAAGCACTATATTCTGCTTGTGTTAGGTATACAATATGATTGATTGCTTCACTTGCTGTTGGTGTAGTAAGGTTATCAATAACGTTACCACTAAATGAAGCACTATGTCTTAGGTATGAACCTGTTAAAATAATATCTACACCTGTTGCTACATTACTATTATCTAATACTTCTTGTAATGTAGATGCACCTGCGTTTTCTGCGTATGACGCTGTAATAGCAAATGATGCTGTATCACTTAATACTGCGTGCGATGCTGATGTAGCTAATAAGGCTGTTGTAGCGAACGATGCTGATGTAGCACTAAAAGCAAAATCACTAATATCTGCGTGTGAAGCTGATGTTGCTGTAAATGCGAAATCACTTATTTCACTATGTGATGATGAAACTGCGTATGAAGCACTAACCACACTTTCAACATAGGATGCTGTTGTAGCTAAATCGGCTACTAATGCGTGTGATGCTGATGTGGAAGTTTGGGCATATGAAGCTGTTAGAGCATATGATGCTGTGACTTCCAAACTTGGAATCAAACTACCACTACCATCTGTAAGTTGTGAACCACTAATCTGGACTAAACCTTCATAGCTATCTTTAATATTTAATGGACCTAAGTTTCTTCCCATTTTACTTTATATTAACGTTTGAACCCCAAGGAAATTGAGGATATCTTGAATCTGCAATACGTAAACCAGCTTCTACTGCTTGTTGATAATGTGCTGCTGAACGTGCGTTTCTACCAAATACAATTGGTGAACGGAATTGATTACCATAATCAGGCCACTGTTCATACAACTTGTTAGCTGAATTCAATTCAGGGAATAATGACATCTCCTGATTGATATATAATGCTAATTTTTGAGCGTAGAACTCCATTTTATTTTCAACGTTTTGACGCTTTACATCATACATTGTTCTATCTACGTTGATACTGTTTTCTCCACCAGTTGGGGTAAGTAAGCCGTTATTTCGTGGTCTCATATAGATTGCGTCTAATGCCTCGTAATAAGCGGCATATAGTAGAAAGTCCTGAATATAGGCATCTACCAAATGTTTATAATCACCTGTTAATGTGTCGGTGTCAATTTTTTCTAAGATAGCATCATAGAGTTTAGTTCCAATAATTCTCTGTAATGAAATATCTTGTGCTTCTCTAATAGCATTCTTAATCAACGCTGTATCTACAGAATCATTGATATCTGTAAATTGGCGTAATTTAGCTTCGCTAATGATAAATGTTGTTGTCATTATACTAAGGGTAATTCGGTTACAGGGTTATTTAGTCCTCCATTAGCTTCAATATCTGCTGTTTCGATATCAGCTTCTAATTCAGAGTCTTCACCTACTTCAGCGTCGATTGAGGTTACAACATCTGTTTCCTCTTCACCATCACTAAATAGTTTCAATTGTTGAATACCTAAGGTAATTTCTAATTCTGGGTATTTCATTTCGAGTAAGTCCTCGAATACTGCTAAGATATCTTGTTGGAATGGTCTAATAACTGTGTTTACTAATAGTAAGTAAGCATCAATTACTTCTTCTCTACCACCTAATTGTCCCTCAGTTTTGATACCTAAAATCATAGGACTTGTAATTCTATGAGCAGTAAGGATCTTTTGTGTTACCATATCATTGATGGTAATATAATAATCATCACTTCCATTTGAATTGATAGGAGTGATTACGGGTGCGTTTTCTGGACTATCAACGTCCATATACATTAGAGAACCTGCGTTATTCGTGCCAGAATACTGGAGTTGAAGCATTCGCTCTATCGCTTCACGTTCGTCCTCATTTGCGTTAGTAAACGTCGTTATAGCCAATGAAGGAGCAAGTCCATTTTGAATGTTGTTGATGTGGAAATTATCTACTTCCTGGTCTAAAGCAATTACTCTAAGAGCACCTACATAATCAGGTAATGGATAATACATCATACCTGGACGATATGGTTTGTAAACTAATATTTGTTTAGCTTCCTCGTTTGCTTTTCTTGAATTGTAAACAGGTAAATATGGTAAATTATCAATTGAAACATTACCATAATTGTTTCCATATCTGTAATTCGTAGCCCATTCATCACTGATATAATAACCAGGAATTTGACCACGATAATTTTTTTCTTTAGCACGTAACCACGAGAAATCAATGTGGTATACTTCTGCTATTTTTGTTCTGGATTTATTCCAAATAACTTCTAAACTAAATCCACCATATAGTTTGAAGTCAACAGCTACTTTCTTCAATAAGTCGTTCCACGATTCACCTGTTGAGTTAGCTACATCTAATACGAATTCAGGATCAGCTGTTAAACCTTCACCTACAATTCCGTCCACAATAGCGTTTACACAGGTATTGTGGATAGAACTATTATTATATAATTCAATTAGTTCCTGAGGAAATGAGTTATACTGACCGAACGAAACAAAATCCTTGTTTTTCTTTTCGGTAATATTAGTACGCTCATTGACGTCCTTAGTTATATTTGCGAATTTTAGTTTATCCATTGTATGTTATATAAGTTCCATTTTCATCTGGGGATACATATTGTTTGATGTTGGATTCATTTGAGCCTGAAACATATGCTCTATCTGAATATAATAAAACATCTGGTATTAAGTAACCTGCTGTGTCCCATACTTCATCATATGAATTCCAAGCTGTATTTACTTGATTCCAAATAGCATCTACAAATGCTCCTGTAAATACATCAATGTTATATTGTCCGCTTGGTGATGGTACTTGACTACCACTATTCTGGAAAATTAACCAATGTGTATATGCTGTAGGACTCGATACTGTAGTAACCTCAATTAAACCATTTGAATTATCATATGATTGAGAATACGACAATACTAACTCATCATAATAACCACTACCCGTATTGACTACATCAATATAAGCAGCATTAGTGTTGGTAGTTTGTGATTTATCGAACTGTAGCATTATTTACAATGTATTGAATATTAGGTTAGGGGTCACGCCGAAACGCAACCCCTTTCCCAATTTTTATTTTAGCTTACAGTGATACCATCCATTGCAGCTGATAAGCTACCAGAGATTTCACTTGCTGGGTTTGGTTCTTGACCTGTGAAAGTAAGATTATAGCCGTTCAAATCACCGAATGCTGTTCCAGTAGCACCTGTGCCACTTAGTAATTGCATACCTCTATCTTGACCTAACAACCAGTACTGACCTACGCCATCTACTGTTCCATTGTTAGTCTCAACGATAACTTTGAGATTTGGGTTTTGAGCTAATACCTTAATTTGGTTACGAGTTGAACTCTGTAATTTGAAGAATACCGCGTTTACTGTTTGTTCGTAGTAAACTGTTCCGTTTTCTGGTGCTGCTGTAATAGCTTCACTATAATCGGAAGTTTGACGGAATAATTCGAATTTGAAGAACTCACCTGAACCTGTAATTCCGCTAATTACACCTTCACTTGCTGTATTTACAGTGGTGATAGAACCAGATAAGATGTAAAGATTGGTGATTCCACCCACATTGTCACGACAACCGAGGGTAAATCCTGCTATAATATCACATGTTGACATAATATTCTGGTTTTTTTAGGTTAATAATTAGGCTACGTCGTTTGATACCCAGAACTCAGGGAACGCGATGTTAACACCGAGTTTAGTAGAGATTCTGTGCTTCAATTGATCACTGTTGATGTCGTACCAAAGTTGGAACTCGCTAAAGTCGCTCATAAGGTCAGTACCAGCAACGATTTGCTTGGCTGGGCCTAATACGATACGACCTGAACCCTGAAGACCTACTGTACCAACAATCTTAGCATTTTGGAATGGCATACCGATTTCGAGGATACCACCGCGGTTAGAGATTGATACTGGGTCAAACCAGAAGTTGTTTTGTGTACGGATGTTAGAGATCAATGAACGGAAACCAGAAACTGACATGAAGAAAGTCAAATCTTCTCTATCAGCAACATCTGAAGATAATGCAGCAAGCATAGTCTCGAGGTTAGCCAAAGTGTAGTCGCCTGTTCCAGCTGTAACAACACCTGCTGTAGAACCAGAGATGATTGTCTTCAAGCCATAAGCAGCAGCGCAACCAGCTTGGTCACCACTCCAGATAAACTGGTCATTTGCTTTTTGGAATTGGTTAACTAACAATTCAGAGTAAGTAGAGGCCATTCTGAAGGTCTCGTTGTAAGAACCTGGAGCTAATTCTGCAATACCGAGGTATGTGCGGTCCATATCCTTTAAGCACAATCCGTCGAATGAAGTACGAGGACATACTGTGATGTTTCTTTGAGTGTAGGTTAAAGAACCAGAAGGAGTGCTAACGCAAGTGCCACTTTGTAACACGAGGTCAACTTCCATCAAGTTAATTGGTTCTTGATACTTTACACCCTCTTTTACAGTGATATACTCCATAGTAGAGCCACCGTAAACTAATTTTGCCAACAAAGGTCCTGCAACCTCGTTGTTAAAATCGGCAAGTGCTGTTAAATCTAAAGCCATTTTATTTAATTTATTTTATTGATTATTTTTTCTTATTTTTCAAAGTTGCCATTGCAGCCTTGATTCTGTCTGCGTTAGCAGCAGTTTCTACGTTGAACATAGAGAATTTAGCCTTCGACATAGTTTCATTTGGAGTCAAAATAGTAGGCTCAGCTGCTGGACCATCCATCAACGACGCTACTTTATCCTCCAATAATTCCATTTTTGTCTTCATTGCGGCCATTTCTTCTTTGAGAGCGTCAGCAATCTCAGAAACGATTTCGGCAACTGATACTTCAGCTTCTGGGGCTGCTTCTTCAATTGCGTCAACTACTTCCTCAACTACTTCCTCTACGTCAGCCATTTTTTCTGCAGATAATTCCTTTTCACCATCAGCACCCATGATTTCTTTTACTACAGAATCTTCTGTAACAATCTTGGTACCATCTTCTAATTCGTGTGTTCCGTTAGGAGCATCCATTTCCTGCCCTTCAGCAGTTACAACAGTTACTTTATCTCCAACTTGCAATGAATCGCCTGGGAATTTAATAGTGAATGCACCATTAACGTCCTTAAGCTCACCGAATGTTTCTTCTGTGGTTACTTCAGTTTTCTCTACGAGATTAAAATGTGACTTTACAAGTTCTTTTAATTCACTTGATGTCATACTTTCGAAGTTTATTGGGTTAATATTTTCAATACTACTATAGTATCTCGTTCAATAAATATAGGTAAAAATCTCTCCTCGTTTCTATAAATAAAACGTGATTACTGAAGGGAGAGTTCGTAACTTCTCCCTAATAACGTCACTTAGTGATGTTAGAGAATGGAGATGAGAGTTGTTGGTAACAAATAGCTGCTGCTTGTTTCGCATCATATTCTCCTGATAAATCAGTGATACAACGTGAAATAAATTCGTCACGTGTTTCTAATGGTGTTTTTACTGGGATAGGCATATTATTTGTTTTTGTATATTTTAGCTAAATCAACTATCGCTTGAGAACCAATGTAAATAGATGATACAATCACCCAGTCACTTGATGTTAGATTACCAAATATAGCTAATGCTGTTCCTATTACGAATACGAGGAATTTTCTACTAATGTATTTTTGTGTTATGTTATCTAATATTCCCATATTATTTCTTCAGGTGTGAACCATCACATAATCCATTCTCATTCTCAGATTTACCACAAGCACATTGTCCATTTTTACGACATTGGGTTTTAGACATAGCATAGTTTTCAAAGAATCCTTCTACACTAAATCCCTTTACCTTACCAGATTTGACATAATCTGCCCATACTTTCTTGTTGTCAATCTTGTATATACCAAACCATTGTCCTTTGATAGGTGAAAATCCATATTTAGTTGCCTTATCAGTTGTTGGGTCTTCTACTAACCAAGATTCAACTAAGTAAGCATCGTCTACCATCTCAGCTGAATTATGTTCAATGTTTACTCTATCGATGATTTTATCTTTCATCATCTTGTATGATATTTTGCGGATAGTATCCTCAGTAAAGTAAACGAAATACTCATCACCATTATCATCTAATCTCTTGATTAGTTTATTTGGTGTCATAAGTGGACCTATTAGCATTTGTTTTTCATCTAATGCAGCGAATTCTAATTTATCTACTACTGAACCACTTACTTCATTTGTGTAATCTGGTAATGTAGATACTTCAAGTTCCATTTCCTCGTGTGATGAACAAGGCATCCATTTATCATCCATTTTATGGGCACCCTCGCATCCAATCAATTTAGCAGCTAATTCAGCATCCTCTTTAGTATTGTATAATCCAGCAAACATTTCTTGTTTAATGATTCCTTCAACTATTGTTTGGACTGGATCATCAACATATTCACCAAACTTCTCTCCTGCTTGTCTTAGTTTCTTTTCAGCCCAAGGTAATGCATCAGGTCCTCCCCATAGTAAATAGGAAATATAACCACACGCATCATAGTCCTTACGTTCGATAGCTAAATCATAATTACCTTTTTGACGAATAAGGAATGCACGCATTCTACGGATAGTATCTAATGATACATTTTCACGATTAGCAAGTTGCTGGGCACGTTGTTTACCAACTAATGTTCCACATTTATTGCCTAACTCTTCATTACGTTTAATTCCCATCTTAGCTGCCTCAACAGCACCTTCAGGATAGTCATTATATGTTTCGGCAAAATCTTGTTTACCAAAATACATAAAATCCTCTTCAATTGCGGGTTGTTCGACTAATGCTACAGCATCAACTCCTGCTAAGATTGAGTTTTCGTCAATGTCTAATTTTACAATTTTCATAATAATAAATATATTGTTTTATCCTCCTAATCTTCTACGTCTACCAATTTGGCCGTATGCTTGGAGACCTAACGTTACATCGCTTGCTAACACGTAAGCTCGCATAGGTTGCTCTGGTGCTACAATTCTTGGAGTTACACTTTGTGGTGCTAAGAAACCACCTGTTCCAAATTGTGGGTTTAATCCTCTTTGAGAAACAGGGGTTGATGCTACTGGATTAACTGGAGTATTAGTATCATTAAATGATGATGATTGAATATCTTGAATAGCTTTTTGTCCTGCTAATAATGCTGCTGATGCACCCGCAATAGCTAATACTTGTCCTACATAAGGAACACCAATCAATCCTTTATACGCCTCGAATGCTGCTTGAATACTTGTAATTCGTGTTTCAGCAATTCTATATTTTTTACCTTTTTCAAATCCTTCTTCATTGGATTCGTCAATATTTTCACTTAATGTTCTGGATAGGTTAGCTGCTATTTGTAATGTATTTGAAGTAGCTTCTCCTAAGTTACTTTCAAAGAAGTTTATTTGTTTAGTGATAGCATCATTAAAGTAATCTACCAACTCTGCTGATTTGAATTTAATACCATCAAGTCCCTTACTAACTTTCTTTTCAAGTTCAGTTACATAAGGTAATTGTTTTAGAATGATATTAGTTCTCTCTTCAGCAACTTTATTACCATTCATAGAGAACATTATTTCCTCACTTAGTTCCTGATTACGTTTCTTAGTAGCAGCAGCTATGTTTATTAAAGCACGTTGGTAGCTTTCTAATGCACTTGTTTGTTGATTAGTTAGTGTAGCATTTGAACTTGCTGCTGAATTACCTGCTAATAATTCATCTACATAAACTTCGAGTGAATTTGTAGCTATACCAATTTGATTATTTAAGGATTGATATTCATCAGCTAATAATTTAGTTTGACCTACTTGGTCTTGACGTAATAAAGCTAATCGTGCTTCATTTTCACCAATTTGAAATCCTTGTTTAGCAAATTCATCTTGAACTTCTTGGATAAGTTCTAATTGACGTGCATATGCTTCTGTAATTTTTTGTTCGATTGCTTTTGCCTTAGCACGACGTTCTATAGCAGCAATTTCTCTACCAACTGCTAATGTAATTTTATCAATAGCATCTGCTTGTCTTAAATCTAAACCAACAAGTTCTGGGACTAATTTTTGTAGTTCTTTTAATGCTTTGACTCTATCCTTTTGTTTTTGGTTATTATCAGTTACTACTTTAGTCAATAACTTTATTCTTGTTGTTTGTGAAGCAAGTGAATCAATTTGTTGTTTATTTAATCTAACATTTTCTACTAATAGGTGATTATAATTCTCTAATTCCTCATATGCTTTTTTACTTGATCCAATCCAATTTACAAGGGCAGCAACAGCAGCTCCAATAGCAACAGCAATACCAACCCATCCTAATAGTGATATTTTTCGTGCTGCATCTAAAGCCTTATTAAGAGCTAATTCTAAACGTTGCATTATAGTTAGCTTTTCCCTGGCAACGGTTTCAGCTTCAATAGCAGCATTAGTAGATACCCTTACTAATCTGCCTTCAACCATTTTAGTTGTTTCTAAATCATAACCTAATATTGATGCTGCCCTCGCTTCTGTAACCTGATTTTGAATGGCATATTCTCTAATTTTAGAATCTATATCAGCATAAGTTGCTAATGTATTTTCAACTGTAGCTACTGTGTTTTCACCTTTAGCTACTGTAGCATTTCGTGTAGCACTTGCTTCAGTATTGATAGAAGTAGTAGCTGTAGAGTTAGCACCTGTAAGGATACCTGCTGTAGCAGCATTTGATTCAATAGCGGCTGTATTAGTATTTTCTACTACTGTAGATTCTCTTGTAATTTCAGTATATGCTTGTCTTGCCTCGGTAAGTGATTTATAACCATCAAATATTCTCTTGGCACCATCAGCAAACGAAATAGCACCTAATGCTAATGCTTCGAATTTTTCAGCATCTTCTTCTGATGCTATACCTAATGCTACTATACCACCTGCTAATACTTCAATACTACCACCAACCAAATTGATAGCACCATCTAATGTTTTGATTCGTGCTTCTTGGCTTTTAAGGCTAAGTTCAACATTAGAAGCCGAAGTAGCTGTTTTATTAAGCTCTGTTTGGGTTTTGGATAGTTCCTTATTTAGGTTTTCTGTTGACTTATCTGCTGTATTTAACGCACCACTAAACTGGTTTACCTCTTGGGTAGCCTGTTGAGCGTTTAAGTCAATTTGTGCTTGTATCGTTTGCATTTTCTATATTATCCTCTTGATTGTAAAATATACCATTGACTATTATATGCCATCAATGTATAGGCATCGTATGGGTCTCTAAACGTAATGTAGTTAGCACCTTCAATAGTTGTTGGGTTTATCAAACTACCTGTATCGTTATTTGCTACCTGAATATGAATATCTTTAGACGCACCTATAACCAGGTTACCTAAATCCTTAAATCTAATAGCCCTACCCTCTTGATTTTGATAATTATTTGAACCTGAAATAGATGGTAGATAAATAATACCAGCACCTGGACCTGTTCCTGCGTCTGAAAAGTTTACTACAAATGTGTAGTCATTAAAATACGCTGGTGATTGTAAATCAATACTACCTGTTTGTGATATGTTTAATAGTTTTGGTGTATAAAAATACGCCCCATCTAAATACAAATCGTCTGTAATAACACTACCATTTCTAAAGTTTGAACCATTTTGGTTTCGTCCAGATTGGGGACTATTTAATATTGTATGTCCTGAACCACTAACCCAAGTTTGATTTTGATTGTTAATGATTGTAGTAGTTTGGTTGTTATCACTAATACTATTTAATCCACCTATAGTAACGTTTCTTGACGTGGGACTATTGATGATATCATTTGCAGCACCGCCTACCATTACCGCTAACGAGGAAGCGCTTATACCCAATTCAAATCCACCAACTATCGTAGAATCACTTGTAAATCCACCTACGTAGTTATTTGCGCCACCTAAGAATTGAACGTTTTTAGATGTATTTGTAGCTGAATGGTTTCTACCTAATGCTACAGAGTTATTTGAACCAGCTTCAATATTGTTATTTTCACCTAATACTAATACGTTTTGTGTTTGGTTACCAATTGTATTATTGGAACCTGCCATCATTACGTTGTTAGTATTTGCGTCAACATTATTAGCACCAAATACTGTGCTATTAGATGGACCTTCAATTACAGCAGGACCTTGCCAAGATACAGATGCTGAATTATTAGTATCAGCGAATACTGTAAATCCATCTGCATTAGCTGCTGAACCAACATAGGCATAATCACTAACAATATTTCCTGTAGCTGTGTTTATATAAGTCACTCTACCAGATGCATCAATACCTCCTACAGAAATATCAACTGGCTCACTACCAACTGGTTGGATTCGTCTACGTGGATATTTTAGTTCTAATGGGAATTGTTTGATTAACTCTACCTCAATAGAATCAGGATATGATAGGTTAGCACCATTTATCTTGTTGATTCTATAATAATGACCATCAATAAAATACTTATTGTTTAGTTGTATATTTTTAATTTCGTATGGTTCTAATAATACATTACAAGTCAATTTACGAGCATCAACGTCATAAAGTGAATTGATATAAGTAGCCCAATATGTGTGGTAAGCATCTAATGTTGTTCTACCATTTTGAATTGGTTGGAAATATTGATACCAACCTGGATTATCTAAATTACCAAAGTGTAGATCACGTGAACCTGAAATACTACCACTAAAATCAGTAGGTAAGTATTCAAATGGGGTCATTTGCACCCATTCACTTTCTCTATGTGTTACACCAAATTCATCTTGCATCCAGAATGTGCCTGGATATGTTCCATTTGAAGATGATGTAGGACAAATAGCAACCATTGATGCTACATAAGCGTTTGTTCCACCTGTTCTATTTACATCGCTACCTGCGATAGCACATACATCTTCTGTTTGTAATGGGTCTACAAAAACTGATTGTGAAACATTATTACAATCAACGTATGAACCTGTAAATCCTATAAAAGCATCTTCGTTAACAACTGACCATAAGTAACATCCAACTCCCCCAGCATCAAATCCTTGTGCTGAACCCATTGTTTTCAAACCATTTTTGTATAATAATCTTGGTTTGAATTTGAATGGACGAATTTGTCCTGTTTCATCTCTTCTACCTAATGTAGGGATAATTACTTCATCTCCACCAGGAATATTTTTAACAGGAGTGGCTGCAAAGAAATGTCCGACTTCCTTTTCACCTTCTGATAAGTCACTATCTAATTGTTTATATTCGTATGTTCCAAATACATCACCAAAGTTTAATACTGTGTATTTGTTATTGGCTGCCTCATCATCCTCATCTCTAAATGTAATGTATTTAGGTTGTTCGGATGCTGGGTGAACAATTTGGAATCGTTCTGTTCTATCTACTTTATCTGTCCAATCAATCTCATCACCAGCATTTATCCAATCTTGGTATGGT